GACGGAGTACCTTCAGGGGCGACAGGAGCTGCTTCAGGTTTAGATAAATTTTATCAAACAATGGGGATTCACATAGAAACACAGTATGTGAACAATACAGTTGTAGAGGCTTATAACGCAATTGTGAACCATCGTCGTAAAGCGCGTTCAGCATCATTGCCGTTGCGCAATGCGTTTGACCATCGTTTGGCTGAAGCGTTTTGGTCATTGGACAATAATCACATTGTACCAGATTTTGACCAAAAGTTGATAGATGGAGAAGTAGCGTTAAACGGTCTGACGTTTCAAGCACCAATCAAAGCACCAAATTGGATTGATACAGGCGCGGGCGGTACAGCTGCAAATGATAGTACACCAGGCGCCTCTAGTGCACCAGCAATGCCAGGGGCAGATATAACAGACGAAGGCTCAGTGTATTTGTTTGAAGACATTTATGCAGAATTGAGTCAGGGCGGAAATGCAACAATGTCACTGGCAGACATTGAGCAAGCTAAGAAAACGGCAGCGTTTGCAAAATTGCGTAGTATGTACGACGGTGTAGACGACGAACATATTATTGATTTGTTGATGGAAGGTATTCGCGTTCCAGAAGAAACAATGAAGCAACCGATATTGTTAGCAAAACAGCAGACAATGATTGGATACAATCAGCGGTATGCAACGGATGCAGCAAACTTGGATACAAGCGTGACGAACGGTTACGCAACTGTAGATTTGAACATTCGGACACCACAAATGAACACGGGCGGCGTAATTATGATAACGGCGGAAATCGTGCCAGAGCAGTTGTGGGAACGTAAGAAGGATTATTTCTTATATGAAACGGATACAGATAATTTACCTAACTACCTTAGGGATTACCTTGACCCAGAATCCGTGTCAGTGGTCAAGAACGATCACTTGGACGTAAACCATAGCACACCAGACGGAACGTTTGGTTACGCACCATTAAATCATGAATGGATGCGAGACATGGTGAACGTAGGCGGTAAATATTTTCGACCTGCAAACGACGCGTTCGACGAAGATAGAGCGAAGATTTGGACGGTTGAAACAACTGATCCAACGCTATCAGCAGATTTTTATCTGGTGGATAGTTTGCACAAAAAAGTGTTTAGCGACCAAGTCGCGGACGCTTTTGAGATTACGTGTATTTCAGACATGGAAATAACGGGCAATACAGTATTTGGCGAACGTCTGCTAGAGGCAGATGCAACGTCGGATTATGAGGCAATCACAGACTTGGTAGATGCAGATCGCATTGAAAAGTAATGTGACGGGCGGTGGGCCCTCCCACCTGCCGCCCATTTTAAACAAACAGGAGTGAAACGAATGAAACATTTTAAAAATGGGTCGTTGTCAGAATGGCAACAGGTAAAAGCAGGCGATGTTATTTCATTTGAAAGCAACAAAGCGAAGCGCGTGAGTTTTCAAGTGAACGCAAACTCAAAAATTGAAGTTTGGGCAGCAGATAACGAAAAAATGGAAAACGCAGTGTTGCAAGGCGCAGCGGACGACAAAGTGACCATTGAGTACACAGCAGCGGGAAGCAGCTGGGTACAGATTAAAGCAGAAAAAAACGCAGCAGTCTTTGTGAACATCCGTGATTTAGATCAACGGATCGCACCAAGCGACAAAGACAGTTATGTAAATATTGAGCCACGCGTACGCAATAACGATGAGTTTGCGCGTATGATGAAGTGGGTCAAGTTAAATGAACAGCGCAGAGACGCTGCAATGGCTGCGGAACGTGAGGAACTGGCAAAACTGCGTCAGCAGGTTCAAAGCAATGTTAAAACAGCGCAAGAGCCAGTGCCGGAGGCACAAAGTGAGCAAGTAGAGGGCGACGATGCAACAGGAGCAACGGAAGCCGTATAAGCCAGCAAGATGGAAGTCGTTATGGGGCCGTGTGCAAACATGGTTCCAAGGCGAAACCAAAAGTAAGGATTATACGGCTGCGGCGTATGCATTAGCAGACGCCCCTGCCCTGAAGCGTAAAGACGTAAAAAGAATTCAAACAGAAGTACAATTTGAGGGTGTACACCCAGAAATTGTGGCGTTCTGGAAAGCAATGCTGCAAGCATGCAAAGCGCGTAACATACCAGTTATAGCGTATGAAATGTTGCGGACAGAAGAACGTCAAAACGAACTCTACGAAAAGGGCAGGAGTAAAGTTAAAGGCAAGAACGGAAGTCATGTATGGGGATGCGCGATTGATATCGTGCACGCCACACGTTATTGGCAGCTTTCTAGAAAAGAATGGGACATAATTGGGACAATAGGAAAAGAAGTTGCCCG